ACAAACAGCGTGTTCGTTGGAGTGGGTTGAATGATACGGCTACATGGGAAGATGGCGGACAATCTTCTCAATCCGATTTTCAAGATTTAGTTTCAGCCGTAGGCCCTATTACTGGTTTGGTTGGTGGTGAATATTTAACCATCATCACGGAACGCAGTATTATTAGGGGAACCTATGTTGGGACACCTCTGGTCTTTCAATTTGATAAGGCGGCAGATAATTTAGGATCTTTTGCTCCTCGAAGCATAACAGCATGGGGACGATTAGTTTTCTTTTTAGCTGACGATGGTTTCTATATGTTTGACGGTATCAATGTTAAACCCATAGGAGCCAACAAGGTTAACAAATATTTCTTCAATGACCTCACAGGAGCGAAACTAGACGGCATTTGCGCAGCGATTGATCCGAAGAACACCACAGTTATGTGGAGCTACGCAGGAGAAGGATTTGACGGCTCGACTAATAACAAACTAATGATTTACAATTACAGTTTGGAGCGTTGGTCTACAGGAGAGATTGACTTTGAGTTTATGAATACATCAGCGCAAGAAGCCTTTTCGCTGGATGCGTTGGATGAAATTTCAACAGATTTAGATTCTTTACCTTACTCTCTGGATTCATGGGCGTGGCTTGATGGCGATATTGGGATTGGTGGATTTGATGGATCACACAAGTTTGGAAAACTGGCTGGAACTAATGCTACGGCAACCATAGATACGACAGAATTTGAAGGAGCAAAAGGAAGGCGTTCCACCATTACATCGGCAACACCGATCATTGACGGAGGAACAACAACCGTAACACCAATTACAAGAGCAAGTCAGGCAGATGGCCAAACAGTAGGAACGGCAGTCAGCATGACAGATACAGGAACAACACCGATACGGTCAACAAGCCGTTTTCATCGTTTGCGATGCACTTCAACAGGATCATTTACCACCCTCAAGGGCGTGGATGTATCCGCTAGACCAGAAGGATTACGATAATGTCAGGGCCCAAAAAGAAAAGTAAATTAAAAGACAGAAAGTGGATGCAAAAAGCGGTTAAAAGACCGGGAGCTTTTACGAAAAAAGCTAACGCCGCAGGAATGACTGTGGGTGAGTATGCAACTAAAGTTTTAAAAAAAGGAAGTAAAGCCTCAATCACAACAAAAAGACAAGCGAGTCTTGCAAAAACATTCGCAAAATATAGGAAAACATAATGGCAACAACAATTACAGCAGCAACTTTAAAGATTACAATCAAGGAAGAAATTTTATTAAACAGCATAGATCATGGCAACGAGAATATTCTTTCCATATCCAGCATTAATGAAATATCCCACCGTATTGTTACCTTGCCAAGCGATAATTCAACAATAGCCCTGATGGATTTCAGTTCCGCAGCCGGTGCAGGACAATTCATTACAGGCGATGTTAAGTATATTCGTATCACCAACAAGGATGATACGTATGGAGCATACATTAATCTTACTGGAGCAGCAGAAAACGCATGGATTGTTGTCGATGCAGGAAAATCTCTGATTATAAGCGGAGCTTCTTCCATGTTAGACGCTGTGGCGAGTGGGACGGTAGGAGCTCCTAGTGTCGCTGATCTTACATCAGTCAAGGGACAATCCGTTACTTCAGCCCAAACAGTAGATTTAGATATTTATGTCGCATCTGCATAATGGCTGTCAATCAATATCCTTTAGCTCCGTTATTTTTACCGGATAATGATGAGCATTTACGATTAGTCAGTACCTACCTGAATAATACAATTTCAGGAAAACTTAACTCAACAGGAACAATCACGCTCACCGCAAGTTCTACAACGACCACTTTAACGGACGCTCGAATTGGAGTAAATAGTGTAATTCTATTCATGCCAGTTACAGCCAATGGCGCAACCGCTAAGGCCAACTTGTATGTATCGGCGAGAGCGGATGGGAGTGCTACTTTAACCCATGCCTCAAGCGCAAACTCAGACCAAAACTTCGAATACGTCATCATCGGCTAGTCAAGTTTCCTACGTACCTATCAAAAATTTAGATAAAGTATGGTTTCACGTGGAACCTTTATTACGAAAACCACTTGAAATAGACGGGAATGCTTACACGCCAAAAGATATTTTAGACGGCCTATTGAATAAAAAAATGCAACTTTGGATTGCATGGAAAGACGAAAAGATCCAAGCCGCTATTGTAACCGAGATTGTTGACTACCCGCAACTACGAGCATGTCGCTGGTTTTTAGCCGGAGGCACAGACATCAAGGACTGGATTGTACCAATACAAGAACTGGTAGAATCTTGGGCCCAACAAAATAATGTTCAACGTATGGAAATCGTTGGACGGAAAGGATGGGGACGTTGGTTGAAACAATACACCAACACCCACACAGTTTTAATGAAGGAAATACAGAATGAGTAAAGGAAGTACAGGAGAAAGAGCTACAGTTAGTTATGCTGAACCGCCTGCGTGGCAGACTCCATATTTAAAAACAGGATTAGAACGAGCAGAAAACTTATATCAAAGTTCTGCTCCACAGTATTATCCCGGCCAAACGTATGTAGGTTTTGCACCACAAACTCAAGCAGCATTAGGTTTAGCAGAACAACGAGCAACACAGGGATCCCCTTTGACCGCTCCTGCTCAATCAGAAATTCTTAAACAAATACAAGGACAATATTTAACACCAACAACCAACCCCTACTTACAGGGATTATATAACCAAATGGCAGGCGATGTTACAGCCGGCGTTCAATCGCAATTTTCACAAGCAGGACGTTATGGAAGTGGCGCCAATCAAGCGGTTTTAGCAAGAGAATTAGGAAATTTAGCAAATCAAGTTTACGCACCAGCGTATCAACAGGAACGAGGAATGCAACAACAGGCCTTAATGGCTGCACCTCAGTTAGCCCAAATGGATTATGCGGATATTGAACGATTACGTGGAGTGGGAGGAGAAGTTGAAGGCCTATCCCAAGCAGCCCTACAGGATGCTATTAATCGGTATCAATATGCTCAACAACTCCCTTATCAAAAACTAAGGGAATATCAAGCGGCTACTGGTGGATCGTATGGTGGAACCACAACAAATGTAGAACCTATCTACCGTAATCTAGGCGCAGGTATGCTTGGTGGTGGACTAGTGGGCGCTAATATTGGCAGTCTACTTACACCGCAAGGACAAACCATGAGTGGCATGTATCCAGCATTAGGAGCGTTGGGAGGATTGTTATAATGGCAGGATTGCTTGATATATTAATGACCGGACAAGGAGCCGGACGAGGTAGTTTATTGGATTCAATGCTTACCTTGACGCCTGAACAACGAGAAACAATGACAAGACGTAAAATAGGTGATTTTGGAGCTTCTGTCCTAGCGCAAAGCGGATGGTCAAAATATCCCCAAACAATGGGGGAAATTGTAGGAAAGGCCTATCCATCAATGCAGGCCGCAGGAGATAAAAGCCTTCAAGAAATCCTTATTGGTTCGCAAGTTAAAAAGAACATAGCAGCCGGCAAAGCATCGGATCTGATTGATGCGCAAGGTAATATTAAAACAGAAACAACTCAAGCTGTAAGATCAACAGCAGCAACAGCATTAGGGGGTTATAGAGATCCTGTAACAGGAGAATACGTAGGATTAGGAAAAAACAAAGCAAAATTTTTAGCAACAGCCCAAAAAGCTGAAGAATTAATTTTAGGAGGCGAAAAAAGTATTGCCAATGCAGTTTATGAAGCAAGAAAAATATTAGATCCAATAAGAGATGATGGAACTAAAGATGGAGAAGTTGCAGTACCTGAAATAACCGTTGAATTTGGCATAAAAGACAAAGTAACAGAAAAAGCTAAAGATGCTTTTTCAGCAATTAGTGAACAAATATCATCTATCAAAAAAGAAGATTTATGGGATCCGGAAAATAATAAAGGCCATAAAATACTGGAAAATACCTTTAACACCTTAAAGGACTTTCCTTATGGGGAAGTAGCTACAAAAATAAAAGAAGATTTTAAATCAGGGGAACTCTTTAAGAAAGAAAAAATTGCACCTCTCATCGGTGAAGAAAAATCAGAAAAAATTGAAGTAATAAAATCAGACGGAAAAACGGATAACGCTATAATGCTTGAAACTATCACCGATGTTTCAAAAATCGGTGATCCACAGTACGAAAAAGAATTACAAGAAAAGCTAGTAGATGGCCAATTATATGAATTGAGTAATGGTAATCAAATATACTGGTCAGCAGAACAGGGTAGATTTACCTATGAAAATCCTAAAAAATAATGGCTGAAACATTAACCATAGAGGAGGTTTTAAAACAAATAAAACCTGTAAGTGGAATTGATATTTTAGAGGATGCGAAACAAGAATACGAAAAAGAATTAATTAGAAAACTTGCTATTGATCCTACAAAAGATGCGACTACGTGGAGGGAACCTGTTTTAAAACCGGGCCCCGAAGAATTTTATAAACCTATCAGGCAAAAGATAAGTGAACTTGATGTAACTATTCCTAAGACGGAAGGAATGAAAGAGGGAGGAATATCTCTCGGAGAAGTATTAGAGCAATTTGTTCAAACTCAAGCAGGCACTCCAATAGGGGTGGCTGATGTAGCACCTGTGGCTGGAACCGCATTAGCGATTGATGACGTACTGCGTATGCAAGCTACAGAAGAAGCAGGTCTGGATGTGGGTACATTTGAGAAACTAGCTACTTATGTAGGAGTACCAGCATCACTAGCAGGAGATGCTGCATGGTGGATTGGAGGGGGCGCCCTAGCGAGTGCATTGACATACGGAGCAATCAAAGGGGGAAAATGGATAGATAACTTTATCCGGGTAGCTTCTGAAAAAATACCTAATTTCAATCCTTTCCACGCTAGAAAAGTGCTGGAAAATTTAGAAGAAGCAAAAAAAGCAATCAGTACCGGTGAAGAAATAACTCCAAAATTTAGCCCTTATAATACAAGAGATACCCTCATTACCAATACACTTGATGAACTCAACCCCATTAAAGTTGCAGAACGATTTGGCGCTGAACAACTTAATATTAAACCAACCTTTGATGCCTATAGGGACATGCGCTTACTTTATGGACGAAGGGGCGTGGTTGATACAGCGCTTCAGCGAGGAGCATTAAAAATAACACCGCAAGGCGTAGATTTTGCTACTAATAAAGGCCTTTACCAAGTTTTCGCCCCCGTTTATGATGATTTAGAAAATACTGGTCTGTATTTTGCCTTGAAAAGAGCAAAAGATCTCAACGCTAGGGGGATTGATAGCGGTGGTTTTTCTAAATTTAGTGCAAAAGAAATTGATGAAATGACCAGAAAGATAGCTGGTAAAAATAAAAATATTGTTAAAGCTCATAAAGACTGGCTTAACTATAATCAACACACACTTAAATACGCTAAAGATTCCGGATTATTAGATGATAGCAGCTATAATTTAATAGCGGAAATGGGACAAAATTATGTTCCTTTCTACCGTTTATTTATGGCCGATCCCGGCGCTATGGAGAAGGGAGCTTCAATTTTTAAGGGGATAACTGGTAGCGATAAACAATTAGCAAATGTTGGTAATAACATCCTCAAGAATCAAATAATGATTTATGATTTGGCAACCAAAAACAGAGCCAAACTGGGTGTCTATAACATGATCCAGCGCTACGCTGATGAAGGTGTAGATATGTCTTTATTTGCGGAACGATTAACTGAGGAAGAAGTTAAACAGCTTAAACAAGTTAAAGTATCCGCAGCAGGAATAAAGAAAAAACTAAAGAAATTAGGAATAGATTTTGACCTTTCCAAACTAGAGAATAAAGAAATACTAGAGCTTACTGAACTGGGTAGACCGAAAGAATTACCGCCCAATATTGATATAGTTTTCCGAGAAGGAAAACCTGAATATTGGCGAATTCCAAAAGATAACAAAGCATTTGTAGAAGCGGTGAATGCGTTTGGCCCCAAAGAGGCAAGTTTAGGATTACAATTTTTAAGCGCTCCTAAAAGATGGTTAACAAGAGGGGTTACTCTCTCTCCAGACTTTATGGTGAAAAACTTTGCAAGAGATACACAAGCTGCGTTTATGCAGTCAAAGGGAAATTTTAAACCCGTGTGGTCATCCATTGATGGATTATTAACAAGATTGGTGGATCGAGATACATATTACCGTTTTCTCGCTAACGGAGGAGGATTTTCTACGGTCTATGCCGGTGAGAAGGAGATGGGGAAAGCGTTGGAAGCGATGTATGCTACAGCCAATGTTAATCCCAAGAATGTTTTAAGCACACCCCAAAAGATTTTCGAACGTCTTGAAAAATTTTCAAGTGGTTTTGAAACAGCATCCCGTATGGGTGAATTTAAACTCCTTACAAAAAAAGGTCTTAAAAACGATCTCGATATATGGCGTAATGCCTCATTTGCTGGACGAGATGTATCAACTGATTTTGCGATGCGAGGATCCAACAAATTCGTTAATACCTTAACAGCATCAGTTCCCTTCTTAAATGCAAGAATGCAAGGTCTTTATAAAATGGCCCTTACTTACAAAGGGAAAGGATAT